CAGAGCTCTTGCTCAGGGTGGTCTATTTGGGTTTAGAGGGGCTGCTGCTGTTGTGGCAGGTGGACTGGCAAACGTAAAGGCAATCACATCTGCAAAAGAACCAACCGCACCAAGTTTTGCTAAAGGTGGTGGTAGGGGGGCAGCGAGTGTATCTGTACCTACACCAACACCACCGCAACCACCTGCGTTCAACATAGTAGGTGCATCAGACACGAATCAATTAGCATCTGCAATAGGTGGACAAGCCCAACAACCTGTTAAGGCATTTGTAGTATCAAACGATGTAAGCACCGCACAGGAATTGGATAGAAACATCGTAGAGGGTGCATCAATAGGATAAAATACAAAAACCAAATTTAATACGTTATATATATATGCGAATCGTAGAACTTATATTAGGAGACGAGGAAGTAACAGGGATAGAGGCGATATCAGTTGTAGAAAACCCTGCGATTGAGGAAGATTTTATCGCACTAAAGAACGAGGAGATTAAACTCGCTGAGGTATCAGGCGAGAAACGTATCTTACTTGGTGCATTACTTATCCCTAATAAACCTATTTACAGACGTAATGGCGATGATGAGTACTACATCTACTTCTCAAAAGAAACAGTAGAAAAAGCATCACAGCTTTACTTACAAAATGGTAATCAAAACAAAGCGACTTTAGAACATCAACATAGTATTAATGGTTTAACACTTGTAGAAAGTTGGATAGTAGAGGACGAAGTACAGGACAAATCAAGAAAGTACGGACTAAATGTACCTGTGGGAACTTGGATGGGGGCTGTAAAGGTAAACAATCAAGAGATATGGGAACAGTTTGTAAAAAGCGGAAAAGTTAAAGGCTTCTCAATAGAGGGGTACTTCGCTGATAAAATGGAACGCCCAAAAGAACCTATTGATGACTTTGATGAAGATGAAGCAAAAGACATGCTTAAACACATCCGTAGAGTTGTTAAACAAGATGGTAGATACAAAGATGGTCAAAAAGAGGAATTAGAATCCTACACAGATTATCCAAGTGGTGTAAAGAATAATGCAAAGCGTGGCATCGAGCTTAACGAGAAAGTAAACAATAAATGCGCTACTGATGTAGGTAAGATACGAGCTCAACAACTCGCACAGGGTAAACCCATTTCAAAAGAAACTATTAAACGTATGTACTCCTATCTAAGCAGAGCAGAGGAATACTACAACGAAAGCGACACTAAAGCGTGTGGTACTATCTCATATCTTCTATGGGGTGGTAAAGCAGGTAAACGATGGGCTGAAAGCAAGTTAAAAGAATTAGGCGAATTAGATTTAGCTTCTCAGGTTATTAATGACGAGATGGCTATCATAGACGATAGGCTTGCGTTTTCTACAAAAGAATTAGCAATAGCAGCAGCAAAAGATATAGGTTGTGAATCTTACCACGAACACGAATACGAGGGTAAGGTATGGTATATGCCATGCGAACAGCACGATCTAAAAAAACCATGCCAAGATGGATATGTCCAATATGGCATGAAAATGAAAAACGGAAAAAAAGTACCTAATTGCATAAAGATAGATGGCTAAACGCATAGACTACACAAAAGTAACAAAGCCAAAGGTACGCAGAAAGGGTGTACACGCTAAAACCAAAATGAGTAGCATTAAAGGTTCAAAGCTATATAAGAAAAAATACAGAGGTCAAGGCAAATGATTAAGCAAATTAAACGATTTATCACACCATCAAGAACAAGCCCAAAGGGTTCAAAACGTGCTTGCTTATGCGAGGATAACACGTATTCTATTAAGTGTTGTGATGGCTCATTAAGGGGTCAAGGTATTGGGAAAGTATAACCCAAAATACAAATTAAATTTTAAATACGTTATATAGTTATGAAAGCGACAGAAATTCTAAGTAAAATCAAAACCTATCTTGGAGAAGATACTGCTGATATCGTAAATGATATTGAGCAAACCCAAGAGGTTGAGTTAGCACAAGCTAAACTTGACAATGGTACTGTCCTTGAAGCGGAAGCGTTTGAATCAGGCAATGAGGTCTTTATTGTATCTGATGATGAGAAAGTGGCTGTACCTGTTGGGGAGTACCTAATGGAAGATGGTCAAATCCTTGTTGTTAGTGAAGAGGGTCTAATTGGCGAAATCAAATCAGAAGAAGCTAAAGAGGAAGAAGAAGAAGTAGAAGCAACTGAGGAAATCGAAGAAGTGGAAGCTGAATATGCAACTAAAGAAGAGTTAGCAGAAGTTAAATCAATGCTCGAAGAAATTAAAGCAATGATTGACAAGAAAGAGGAGATGAGCGAAGTAGAGGAACAAGTGAAAGAGGAACTATCCGAAACACCTGCATCTGAACCTATCACTCATAACCCTGAGCCAAAACAAAAAGTAAATCTAAAGTATTCGCAAAACAGAAAGCAAAGTACTTTTGACAAAGTAATGAATAAAATTATTAATAATTAAAATCTAAAAAATGCCAAATCCAACTATTACAGGAAGTAGCTATGCAGGGGAATTTGCAGGTAAATATCTCGGGGCTGCTCTATTAAGTGCTGACACACTTGACAAAGGTGGAGTAACAATTCTACCTAATGTTAAGTACAAAGCTGCTATGAAAGTAGGTGCGTTCGGAAGTCTTGTACGCTCTGCTGATTGCGACTTTGATTCATCTACATCTACACTAACTCTTACTGAGAAAGTGCTTACACCAACTGAATTGCAAGTAAACTTACAAATTTGTAAGAAAGAATTGCACTCTGATTGGGAAGCTGCTCAAATGGGCTTTAGTGCTTTTGATGAATTACCACCATTGTTCTCTGATTTCGTTATCGCACGTGTAGCTGCTGAGGTTGCTAAAGCAACTGAAACTTCTATTTGGAGTGGTAGTGCAGGAGAGGGATCGTTTGATGGCTTTGAAACTCTATTAGCTGCTGATGCAACTGTTGTTGATGTAGTAGGTACTACTGTTACAACTGCAAACGTAATCGCTGAGCTTCAAAAAATCGTAGATGCTATCCCAAGTGGAGTTTACGGAAAAGAAGATTTAACTATCTATGTATCACAAAACATCGCTAAAGCATATATCGGCGCACAGGCTGCTTTGGGTTATAGAGAGTTATTCCACGTAGGACAAACTGAAATGAACTTTCAGGGTATCTCATTGTTCCCAACAGGTGGACTTGGAGATAACGTAGCTGTTGCTGCTCAGAAGTCAAACCTATTCTTTGGAACAGGATTGCTTGATGACCGCAATGAAGTTAAAGTTATTGACATGGCTGATCTTGATGGTTCGCAAAATGTTCGTGTAGTAATGCGCTACACAGCAGGTGTACAAACAGGTGTCGGTTCTGATATCGTTCTTTACACATAGTAGATAATTAACTAACAAATTAGGGTGGGTAAGCCAATTAAGTGCCTACCTGCCCTTTTTTAATTTAAAAACAAAATCTTATGCCTTGTTCAGTAACAAATGGAAGAGCGTTACCATGTAAGAGTGGTGTAGGTGGATTAAAGAGTATTTACTTTGCCCCTTACACAAGTACTACTGCTGCCTTAACAGACAGCTCAGGTACTATTGCTTTAGATGAAACAGTATCTTTCTACAAATATGAAATCAAGGGTAACTCATCACTCGAAACAAGTATAAATTCGAGTAGAGAGAATGGCAGTACATTCTATGAGTCAACCCTTAATGTTACATTTACGTTTTTAGATGTAGCTACACAGGAGCAAATTAAACTCTTGTCACATGGACGACCACAGATCGTGATTGAAGATTACAATGGTAATCACTTTTTGATGGGTAAGGATCATGGTTCTGAGGTTACAGGTGGTACAGTTGTAACAGGTGCAGCAATGGGAGACCTATCAGGTTTTACTCTCACGCTAACAGCACAAGAAACAGCACCACCATTTTTCTGTGACCAACCTACTGACGATGCTTCATCGCCAATTAACCCAACTCCATAATTTTTTGTATATTAGCAAAGAATTTTCATTAAGTTTGGTTTAGTTATAATTAGGGGGTATAAAAGCCCCCTTTTTTATTACACAAAATTTATAATTTATACGTTATATAAGTGTATGCAAATTCTAACTACATCGACAGATTCTCAAAGCATAGATGTAATACCACGCAGAAGCGTATCAGGGGTTATATCTTTGTTTGTTAGGAACGAATCAACAAACGTGGTTACACAATACACATCAGATCAGTATTGGGATACATACGAAGCTACTTTTAGCGATTCAGAAATAGAGTGGAGTGGTAGTACATTGACGTTTTCAGAGGGTCAAACATATCTTAGGATAAACAACAAATACAGCTTATCAGAGGATACTTATTATTCATTTGTAATACAGGACACAATAGGAAAGTTATTTAAAGGTATGATGTTTTGTACAAATCAAACAGTAGATCAAAGTACAAACGAATACTACGAGATGAATAAAAACCAATATGTAACACACTCAGCAGATAACGAGTTTATTATACTATGATAAAACTAACCACATCAACGGATGCACAAACCATTAAGGTTATACCACGTTCTTATGCAACGAGTGTAAGTATGGTGTTTAGAGACGATAGTACAAACACATCTGTTACCTATTCTACATCTGCAACTACTGATAAAGACCACTTAGTTATAAGCGAATCATTATCACTTACAGAGGGTAGGTTTTATGATTTAACAATAAAAGAGGGAACAAGCGTTATATATAAAGACAAAGTGTTTTGCACAGACCAAACAGTTGACCAAGACACGAATAATTATTACTCAGTTAATCAAGGGGAATACACAACAGAAACAACCTACGATAACGATTATATTATATTATGAAAAACGATTTAAGAATAGTTAGTTTAAGCACCTATACAAGCCCTGCGGTAAAAGAGGTACGGAATCAGGAGTTTGTAAGCTATGGGGAGGATAACAACTACTTTCAATATCTTATAGATAGATACAATGGTAGCCCTACAAATAATGCTATTATAAATGGTGTTAGTGAAATGATTTATGGGAAAGGTTTAGATGCTACCGACAGCAATAGAAAACCTGACCAATACGCACAGATGGTATCTTTGTTTAATGCTGACTGTGTTCGTAAAGTAGTGTATGATTTGAAACTTATGGGGCAATGTGCTTTACAAGTTATCTACTCTAAGGATAGAAGCAAAATTGTAAGTCTTGAACATATCCCTGTTGAAACACTACGTGCTGAA